TACCATGTCGCCGGTAGCGGTAGAATACATGTCGGACATAGCCGGATTGACCATGCTAGCACCTTGGAACATACCTGCGGTGCCTTGGCCGATCATCGGGTTGGCTGTGTTGGTGACAAACTGTCCTGTGGCGTCAATACCACCACGGGTCATATCGTTCATACCGGCGTAAAGGGGACCTTGGTAGAAGTCGGTGCCTTTTTGCTGGTTGTAGATATCACCTGCCGAGGAGAAGATACCCTTGAGAGCGTCTGACTGAGGCTTCCAAGGTTCATTTTTGGTGGTCGTCTTCTGCGACCCGGAGAATAGCTTGCCCATAGTTATTATTATGCCTTGTAGAGCTGTTTTTCGCTCCCATCCGCGTCCACAAAGTCACACAGGTGTTCAAATCCATACATTCCGAGGAATTTGGCGTGTTTATGATCTTGGGGGTCGTGGAGAGCGTATATTGGGGAGTTTACGAGATATTGGAGGCGCTTGAAGTCGTATCCGAGGCGGATGGCGATCTTAGGCCCCCAGCTTTTTACGTCACAGTGGATGAAGTGCATCCCGCTGGCGTGTTCTAAAGCGAGAATGTAAGCATCCCTTACTACTACCGGCACCTTTAGTGAGTGGACCGGGTTTTCGGGTAAGTGCATCAAGGAACGTAACCTAGGGTTATGAGATAAGCTCGGTGACTTTCCATTTCAGCGACCAGATCACGTATGGCCCTCTCGATCTTCTCATATTCCCGATTGGTATGTTCGGGGAGGCTCTCAGGGATAGAGGGGGAGAGCTCTCTTTTGTAAGGGTAGAGGGCCATAGTTTATCTCTTGCCGCGTCTGGTCACTCTGACATCGAAGCCAGAGAAGGTGAAATCGGAGATGCCTGAGTGTGTGAGGCGATACGCGAGGTATCTGCCAGCTACGCGGACATCGAGCTTGTTCTGAGTTGAGGGATTGAAGTTCTGAGCTATGTTCCAAGCCGGTTGTAGGCCTGTGACATCTGATGCTCCGAACTGGAAACTGAGGGTATTGGACTCGCCGGAGATACCCACCTGAGGATAGAAACCTAGGAGGGACTTGTAGGAGGACAGAGGAGCCCCTGTATCGTCCATGTCTATACCGACACGTTCCAATAGGGCGGGCTTGAGAGCCTCATTCTCCACGGGGCGGCTTAGGCGACCACCTGTAGCCTTATCGAGACCGTAGATGCGAGTGGCTGTGAGGCCCACTGTGGTATCTCGGTTACCAATGTAGATCAGGTGGCTATCGGAGCCATCCTCATCACCGATATACGTCCCAGAGAAGTCTGAGTATGGGGTGGTCCCCATGTCTGCGTAGGTCTGACCTGTCGAAAGCTGCGAGTAGCAAGCGGAGGTGACGTTCGGGAGATCGTAGAAGGTCCAAGTGCCGTTGCGGATGTTGTATACGGCAGCACGGTTGCAGCCCTTGGTAACACCACGGAAGCCTATGAGGCGATCATCGGAGACGTAGTTGAAGTGTATCTCGTCGAGGTTCTTGTCATAGAAGACGAAGCAGAGGTGCTTGTAGTCCTTATTGAGCGCGGCGAACACGAAGTCCTTGTCTCTACCGTGGATGATGGAGCGAGGGGTGGCCCCATCGTGGACGTAGATGTCGTTACCTTCGAAGACGTAGTGGAGACCTTCGACCTCAACGACACAATTGGTGTTTAGGATACCTCGGTCGTTGAACCTCTTGCGGAAATCATAGACGAGATCACCACCGATGAAGTTCATGGCCCATACTTCGTTGTAGCCATAGATGTAGAAGCTATCGCGGAGCTCCATACCGTCGATGATGGCACCTTCCATTTCGTTGAGGATGTTCTCACCAGCACTGTTGGAGGGAGAAGCTGTCCACGATCCGGGAACTGCGTTGAAGGATGTGAAGTCTGACCACATCACCATCGAGGGATACTCGGTGGAACCCTTGAGGACGTTAAGGGCGACTAGAGTGTCCTTATATGCCCTCAGGACACCACAGCGATGGGTGCTAGTCCAGTTAGGGAGACTAGCGAAGTCGGCAATGGCTGTGGACTTGTAGAGGGGGACGTTCTGTCTGCGATTGAGGTAAGCGATGTTACCCAGCAAGCAGGAGGTGAAGGGCTGACTTGTGTCACCTGTGGTAATCGTTCCGGGCGTGAGGTCTGTCTCTACGGCCCCTACGATACCTGTGATGGTCGCATAGTCGCTATTGGCTACTACGATGGTCTCAGGGCCACCTGCGATATCAGGGATGGCGAACATGTGACCAATGATGCGAGTGGTGCTCTCAAGGTTCTTTACGTTGCGGAAGATAGGAGCACGAGTAACACTCCCGTTCTCGAAGCGGACGTTTACTCCCGCTGAGAAGGCGTTGCTAGGGAGGTCGTAGGGGTTGACATCGGAGATGATACCTACGCTGCCTAGGTCACGGACTGGGATGTTACTCATGGGGTCATATCTTCATAATATACAAGAGTGCTCTGGAGGGCTGTAGGGTGGATACGGTCACATCGTGCGTATGGTTGGCTACAGTGGACACATCGTGGACGTGAGTAGATGCTCCGACAGACACAGTATGGTTATGGCTACCATCGCCACTAAGGGCTGCTGCAATGAGGGGTCTACCATTACCACCTGTCTTATCCCAAGTTGCTGCTGCGTCTAGGGTGGTCGAGAGTGTCAGAGGGACGGCTGCTGAGACGTTGGTGGCACTGTGGGTATGACTACCGCCATCTACAGTGTGCGTATGGCTACCTGAGCCTGTGGTGGTCCCTGTGGCTGTAGTAGCTCCTTGGGTGGTCCCTTGGGTGTAGAGGTCACCTGCGCCTACCACGACTCTGTTGCGAAGGTCTGGGGCTACAATGGTTCCACCACCATCAGTGCGCGTATAGGTTCCACCGTCACACAAAGCCCAACCTGAGGGGACTGTGCCACTTGTGCCATACCAGATGGAGATCATACCGATTGGGTAAGCGAAGAGAGCGTTGAGCTCCTCGTCCGTCTTGGTGACTGCGTTGTTGATGTTGGGGAAGGTATTCTTGATTGCTGCCTTGATGAGACGGATGTGGTCGTCTGCTTGGCGTATCTCATCGGTAGCTGCTGGGTTAGCTGAGTCTAGCTGATGGATTAGGGAGGCTGTCTCTAGGGGCATATGGAGCTCTTATGTAACTTGTGATGCAGGAGGTGGGCTTAAGCGGAGGCTTAAGTAGGCGTAGCGAAGCGTAGCGTAGCAGAGCTAAGCGGAGCTAAGCCTTAAGTCGACTTACGCCTAGGGACACACCCATAAAGGGGGAACACCAATCAGTAAGGACTTAACGGTCTGTCCGGAGTGAGTTGGGTTATGAGAATGGGAAATGAGAGAAACTAACTAAGGAAGACTAAGGTAGAACATATGATACTCATAAAGGGACACTGTAAGTGGTCTAAGCCTAGACATGAGTTACATATGTTTATCTAAAGTCTATCTTAAGTTATTATCTATAAGTTTATCTATTATATCTAACTTAAGTAACTTTAGTAAACTTAAGTCATTTTAGATATCTTTAGTAACTTAAGTTTACTTTAGTATGCGGGGAGGATCACACATATCAGCCTCCCATCGGTGTCTTATGCCAGCTATCGGCTCCTGAGGAAAAGACGTGTCTGTGCATTACTAGGGGTTTAGTGAACTTTTATGTAATTCGGGCGTAACTTCAGTGACTTAGGGTGACTGGCGGATACTGGGGTTTCTTGGGTATCTTGGCGGTCTGTTCGGGGTTCTGGGGGGTATCTTGGGTCCCTCAGTTTTACTTAATGCCCCCGTATTTTACTTAAAGCCCCTCCCCCGGCCTACCTCCCTAATAAATCGAAAAAATGGGACCCTATGTGGTGGGGGAGCCTCACGCCGCTCTTTAACGTGGGATAACAACAACAACGGAAAAGAATTTAGCGAAAATTTTGAAGTGAGGCCAAATGGTGCTTGGTTGGTCCCTAAACGGGTCGAAAAGGGACCCACTAAAGGCCTTGTCCCTCACCCAGTCCGTCCCTCACCGGCTGAAACCCTAGGTTTTCTGCGGTTTCTACTAGATACTACATCCTCTGACCTGTCCGCCATTATGCGCGGGCGCGGGCGCGTGTGTTTATAATAAGGGGATGATTTGTCCGACATTAGGCTTGTGGTCGGCGCAATTTTGTTTCGTGAAAAGGGGGGCGCTAGTGTCGATAGGGACATTTGGCGACATTCCGCACCATCCGTCCCCATTGCGACATTCCGCGCCTATAGTTGGCCCTAGTCGACGAATTCTTTCCAAAGCCAATACAGGATAAGAAAAGGCGCGATTAGAATAAATAGCAGGCCTAGGTGGCCCACTATCAGGAAAAAACGCTCATATGGGTTGTTAATGGTCAATCTCCTTTCGTGTCAGTAGCTTACAAGGGTGAGGGCGCGTCCCTGCTGGTCGTCGTCTATGGTCTCGATTAAGTCCCAAGGCATGATGCCCAAGTCAATCAACAGGTCGGCTGCTGCATCTGGGTAGTTCAGCACAAGCGTCCGCATGTCCTCATAGTCG